ATACCGCTGAAAATGTGGATATCTGGGATAATAAGCTAACGGGTGATATTTGGAACAATAGGGTGACCTATCACGAAAAGTTTTTAAAAAATTCCCCTGAAACATACCACCTTGTTTCTGAAATTCAAAATAGATTTTCAATAAAAATTTCTGAGTTTTATAATGTTAAAGTTAAGCGCCCTATTCCATTTATTGCCAGATGGCTTGTTGGAAATTTTCAAATACCGCATTATGATAAATACTTTTTTCCAAATTACGATATAGGTTCTATCATTTATTTAAATGATGAATATCTAGGTGGAGAGGTTTTCTTTCCCCAACATGATATAGAGAAAAGGCCAATAGCAGGAAACGCTCTTGCTTTTCCAGGAGATGAACACTATATGCATGGTGTTAAAGAAGTTACCAGTGGATGTAGATATACCATACCCGTTTTTTGGAATGTTATAGAAGATTAGTTATTTGTGTTATGATCAGATTCTGATTTATGGCTACAGCTATTGCAGCATGTGTCTGTAAATATCTTTACCGCCAGATTTTGATGTTCAAATTGGATATCCTTGTTTTCAGATATATCATACATAGGATCAGGATAACATGGATATCTATGGAAGAATGGAAGATATTCTCCGCTATCCCCCAAAAAATCTGAGTTTTCTAAATTGTCTAATATAGCCATAGATCTATTATAGCGTATACCCTGGAAATCTGAAAAAATTTTTATTTTCACAAAATCTGAATATTTTTGTCAGATGTATGATACATAAACTAGAAAAATAAATATAAAATAATTAGTGAGCACACTAAGGGGGGATCCCCCCCCCTAGCCTACTTATCGAGCTTAGTTCCTGTAATGAAACCTTGAAATCCCATGACATCACAATTAAAATTTAATCGTGTATGCATAGGAGTATTCTTTGGTAACTCTACTAGAAAAGTTTTTACTGCTTCAGCGTTAGGTAAGTTAATTTTCTTAACGTTACCGTTGAAACTTGTAAGTGTAACTATCATTCGAAACCTCCATTCTTAATGTCCTTAATCATCATAACTACCATAGGGATAGTTACTGCTAGTAGTGCGAATTGCACTATGCTTGTTAGTAACCTACTCATGGTTAGTTACTTTTCTTATAGCAACGCATAGAACCGCTACCATCAGTAGCAGCAAAAGCGGATAGAGGTGCGCCGTTTTGATAACGGATAGACTTACCGCAATTAGCGCAAGTAGTAGTGCTACCTGCTGTAAAAGGTAGAGTAGGAGTATGTAGTGAATTCATATTGAATTCCTTTCTTTAATGCGATAACCTTGTGTTATCTTTTTCCTTGACCTAGGTTATTTGCCTACTTAGTAGGGCTCACTAGGATTTTGCCTTATTTAATTTTTGATACTGTAAGTATAACATACAATACCCGAAAAGTCAAGGCGACACGCCGTGTCTTTTGTGTGATTTAGACCACTTATTTGCTACGCTCATTCGAACAGATGTTCGACTTATTCGGTAGGCTCATTAGCCAAATTGTCCTTATTTAATTTTCTATACTGCAAGTATAACACACAATACCTCAAAAGTCAAGGCGACACGCCGTGAATGACACCGTTGTAATTAGTGATATACACCACATAATAGCTAGACATTTGGGGATCTTTTGTCTAATGGCCCCGGGATAGAAGTTATCCACAGGGTGATACGTAGGCTGTGGATTGTTGTTCATCTGTTGTTCATCTTCGAATCCTGCGACACGCCGAGGAAATGTCAGTGGTAGGTGTTAGACTTACAGTATAAAGAAAGTGAGAAACTCTCACTAAAGAAAGGTGGTCTAAAATGACTACACTAAATAAAGTAAATATTGGATTAGCACTAGGTATATCTGGTGCGTTAGAAAATCGTATCATTCACGATTGGAATAATGGTGGTTGTAAATCATCTTATGGTCTTAGCGTTTCACAACGCAAGGCGTTAATCAGAATTTTATTTTCTGCTAACGCTCCTAAGTGTGAATGTCTAGAGTGTATCTAATGATACACTTTGCTAAATGTTTAATCTGCGATAGTAAAATGTTTGCTATCTCAGAATCAGATTTCTATGAAAACAAATATACATGTTCAGATTGTTGGGAATAAATAAAAATAAAATAATTGCAAAATAAAAACTTGCAATTTTTGGCCCGGCGCTGTCGGGCGTGTCGCAGCTTTATTAATGTGTTTAAGATCACAAAAATATTTCTCCAATTTACGGCGTGTCGATTTGCTTTTTTGAGATTTTTATGTTAGACTTACGGAGTAAGAAAATAAAGAAAGGAAGTCCTAACTATGGGATATGTTGAAATTTTTAGACTAGATGAGCAAGGTGCTGGGTGGGTAGATTTATCTGACGCCACTCCAGACGAGTTGCTTAATATAGAAATAGCCCTCTTTCAAGAAGGCGCCTTGTGATATAAATCACACTTCAACCCTTGCTGATATGGGTCAAAATGTCAGTGCCTAATGATAGGATAGTCTTATCAATAAAAAAGAAAGGAAGTCAAAATATGACTTACACTGTAACACTGGAAACCTTTAATGGTTCCACAAAAAAAATCAACCTTGCCTCAAAGGGTGCGGTTGCTCAATTCGTAATGGAATACCCTCAGCAGTTGCCAGTTGGTATTTCCGTAAAAATGTCTTGCGACGCTCTAGGGCTTCGTGGAACAATTAGAGGAAGGGCGGTTCTCAATAATGGTTAATTCAGTATTGTCTATCGCTTGCGATACTTGTCTAGGTCATGGCTATATATTTTTTGGGGATAGCCAAGATTATGCGGTGGAGTCTTGTCAGTGCCAAGATGTAAACTTATTTAATACACCCGAAGCAAACTAAAGAATAGGAAATAAAAATATGTTAAAACTAAACCACTCTATAAATCTTGTTACCGAGATTGACGAAAACAAAATGCCTGACCACTTGCTAATGCTTCTTGTTAATCTTAGCGAAGTTCAAATGGAAACTCTATTGCGTGAGACTTTTATTAACGCTATGGAAGAAGAAGGTGTTTTGGAAAAACTTAATAAAGACAACTCTTGGGCTACTTTGAAGTTGGTTAAATAAATGATGACTCGTAAAGACTATGTGTCTGTTGCTAGCATTTTAAATTCTTTTAAAAGTGAAATTGATGAATTAACTTTTGAAGATATGATTGACGAGTTTGGAGATATGTTTGCTGCAGATAACGAAAGTTTTAAATTTGATAAATTTTATGCAGCCTGCACTAAAACAGAATTGCAAGAATTAGAATTAATGCAATCTGGAACTCGTTACAATAAAAATATATAAATAAAAATTCCTGAGCAAGAATAAAAACTGCTCCCTCCAATTTTTGGGCCCGGCGCTGTCGGGCGTGTCGGATCCTTTAAGATGTGATTAAAGTCACTCTGATTGAGCGTCTCACTATTTGAAATTACCCGCTAGTAATTTGATATTTTTAGTTTAATAAGATAGACTTACATAGTAAGAAAAATTAAATAGTTTAAGAATTACGGCGTGTCGGTTATGAATTGTCAGCCTTATCTGCTAAGATTATTTATATCAAGAAAAAAGAAAGAAGGTTGGCATATGTCAGCAAAAACTTACTCAATAGAAACTCTCCTTGAAGGAAAAGTTTATCGCTCACTCTCTCGTAAGATTGAGGGAATTATTCAAGAAGCAGAAAAGCGTTCAGAGGTTTGGTATGGTGAAAACTTCGAGGCTTATCTCGTGCGTGTTCGCCCTCAATTCTCTAGCACAAGTGGATTGACTTCATTCAGTTATGGAAAAGATTTCTATGCGACTATCGCAGTTAAGGTTGGTGAATAATAATGGGAAACTTATTTGATGAAATTGGAGATTGCTACACTTGCTACGATAGTGGAGTAATTGTAGAAAACGATATGGTAACTGAATATTGTGGTGATTGTGAAAAGGGTCAGCACTTGTTTAGTGAATTTGAAATTTGGCATAATGAAAACGAAATAAAGGAGAATGCATAATGGAATACTTATACGCAGTAACAGCCACCTATGACGGAGACAAGTCTCCTCATTGGATTGGTCGCTATGACAACGCACTTGATGCAGTAAGCGAATTTAATAAATTTGTAGACCATGGACTTGCTAGTCAATTTGCAACAATTAACTTGTCAGAGCCTTCAGGTAAGATGCATACTAAGATATTTTATTCTAATGGAAGCGTAGGGGGAAAATAATATGGGAAGCGTAACAGCAATTGGATTAGCAGATTCAGTATTAGATTTAGAAACACAATTGGGTTACCACTTGCAAGGTAACCACTATCCACCAGTGCCACTATCTATGGTTCAACCTTGCATAGATGCTATTGACGCTGCATATGATGAAGACTACTATCGTGAAATTAAAATGCCAGAAGGCATAACTTATAAGGGCAATAATACTGCACCTGCTCACGCAATTATTGACCAGCACCACCTATCATGGTTTATTGACCCAGTAGACGAGGATTAAATAAATGGCTGCTACAATGAAAACCATGGAACTATCGTATGCAGATCTACTTAAGCCTGCACAACTAATGGAAGGCGACTTAATCAATATTGATATGGATATTGTTGAAGTAATTAAAATTGAAGATGATGCAACGGGTGATAATTACATAATAACTCATCGCAACGAATTTGGTGAACAAGAAGAATATTTTTGCAATTATGAAACAATGTTCGAGCTTTATGTTTTTGTAGAATAAAAAAAATACTTTTGATTTTAGGGCCCGGCGCTGTCGGGCGTGTCGTGCACAGGGTGATCTTTTAAGATAATTGACATTTTTCCCCATATCTGCTAAAATTATTATATGAAACAGCGAAAGACTAAAGATGAATTACGTATCCTAATGGAATTACGTAGGTCTAATGCTGCCTCCTCAATTCCCTCAAAGAAAAAATACAATAGAAAGAAATGTCAGTCCCTAATGCTAGAATTAAAGAAAGAAAGAGAGTAGCCACCATGACTAAACTACTAAGAAGCAAAGATAGGAAAGTAACTAATGCCGTATCACCAAATGGAAAAACAGCAACAATTGCCAACACTTTTGGATTACCTGCTGGAAAGAATTTCTCGTGCCCTGGTGCCACTAGCGTATGTGAAAGCGTGTGCTATGCAGGAAAACTCGAAAACCTCTTCCCTGGAGTAAAGAAAAACCTCCTACACAATTGGGAATTAATAAAAAATGCAGATGAAGATACTATGGTTTCTTTATTGTCAGTAATGATAGATGAGTTTATTATTGATTGCGATAAGCGTAAAGCTCCTAAACTATTCCGCATTCACTGGGATGGTGACTTCTTTAATGATACTTATACTAATGCATGGAAGACAGTTATAACTAATCATCCCGAAATTCAATTCTGGGTTTATACCCGTGTTCGATCTGCCGCCCTTATATTGAACGGTATAGATAATCTATCTTTATACTATTCAACAGATAGCGAGAATAAGGCTATTGGTATTGAACTTAAAACTAATAATGGTATCCGTCTTGCATACCTTGCCAAAAATTTTGCAATAGGTCAAGAAGACATGAAAGCATTAACAGGAAAGGTGGGGGCTAAGTGTCCTGAAAATAAAAAAGCAATTCCGTTAATATCCACCGCTGGCTCCGCTTGCGTTTCTTGTAGTTTATGTGTATACTCGAAAGCGGATATAGTTTTTTCTGCTACTAAAAAATAGGAGTAGTCCAATGGAGTGGTTTCTAGTATTCTCATGCATATTTATATATATCATATTTGCGGGCATGGGTCATTAAATGTCCGATTTGTCCCTATGTGATGTATCTCACAGGGGGTAATCGTCTCAAATAGTGAGAAATGTCAGAAATAACTTGATAATGTCAGTAGGAAATGTTAGACTTAATATATCAACCAAACGAAAGGAAACACAATGTCAGTAGCAACAGCAACTTACAAAGTAGGAGATACCTACACAACACAAAAGTCAAAGGTAAGCGGAGTAATCACAGAGATTACACCACAAGCCAATGGTAATGTCCGTGTCAAGTTAGATGTAAATGGCGCAACCCGTTACACAACTTGGACAGCAAAGTAATTAGTCAATAGACTAACTATCCTGAGCATGATGTAAAACTGCTCAACATAAATGTCAGACCCAACCCCTATACTATAAATAACCCACTAAAGAAAAGGAAACAAATGAGTAGAGCAATAACAGTAAAGGTGGCAACACCAAAAGTAATCAAGGCACTAGAAACTCGTCTAGCAACACTAGAGAAAGACTATGCTACACAAGCAGAAAAAGAAGCAAAGCACACCAAAGCGGTAGAAGCATGGAAAGATGAAATTGGTAAGTGGGCTATTGCTAACTTCTCAAAGGCTGAGAACCTTCGCACAAACTATCGTGCTTGGAATAACACTCTCAATGTTGATTTTGACATCATCACAAAAGAAGGTGGCTTTCCTGCTGAACCTGAAAAGGATTTTGAGGTTATCCATCAACACACTTATCGTGAGATGAAAGAGGACATCACCAATGCTCTCACAATTCTCAAAATGACAGATGAGGAAACAGTAAATGCTTCTACAATGAAGCAGATTGCTAAGTATCTCTAAATAGTTTAACAACCTGAGTAAGTTGCTAAACTGCTCACCAACCACCACAACAAGAAAGGAAAAATAAAATGACATTACAAGGATACACTTACCAACTTGGTGATTTATTCACAACAAGTAAGACAGGTGTTACAGGAAGAATTTATTCTTTCGCTCCACAAAGCAACACAGTAACTCGTGTAGGTTTACAATTAGCAAATGGCTCAAAGCGTTTTGCTATGGTTAAAACAAGCAAGTAAATAGATGTCCCTGCCAGTGCTATAGCGAGGCATACAATTCCTGAGCATGAATTAAAAAGGCTCATTTTTGGGGCCCGGGGCCAAGTGGCCAAGATCACATACATTACGGGTAAGCTTTAAGACCCCCAACTTGCAAATGTCAGTCGCTCCTGCTAGAATTATATTATAACCTACAGAAAGAGGCCCCCATGGACCAGATGACAACAACGTTTGTAGCAACACAAGAATATCTTCATTCTCAAATAAAAGAGAAGACTGATAAAATTATACAACTAGAAGAGCACATACAAAAAGTAACACAGCGCTCATATGCAGATTCTGCAGATAAGAATCGCATGGTTGAAGCAATGCAAGAATGGACGCTTACTGAATTAGAAAATAATGGAATTACAGAATCACAAGCAGAAGAAATTGCAGGCATATGTGGTTTTGAATTAAGCAAAGAGGTTGAGGTTGAGGTTACTGTTACATATAACTTAACTGTTAACGTTGGCCCCAATGAAGATGTTGAATCAATTGTAAATGATATTGATTTTGATACCGTTTCATACAACGATGACAATATTTCTTACATGTCATCCAATGTTGATAGAATAGATTTTTAGTAGGGGGCTACTAATAGACCTGCCGAATGTCTCTAAACTAGGTAAGGGCCCTGAGCATGGCCATGTAAACTGCTCACTTTTTATTTTAGCTTAAAGGGCCGGGGGCAAGGGGATCAGATTGTCAAGTTACGAAGTTAAACAAAAACCCCCTAAATGTCTAACCTTACCTAATCTATTTGACATATGTCAGTCCATCCTGTTATACTTGAAATAACAACAAACAAAAAGGAGAAAAATACCTATGGCACATGACCTAGAAAGTCAAAACGGAAAAGCGTCTTTTGCGTCTTTCCGTGAACCTGCATGGCATGGATTGGGAACCGTATTCACAGAGGAAAAAAACACCACAGAAATGCTAGAAGCAGCAAATCTAAATGGTTGGAATGTCCGTCTGCAAGATATGGAAATTCCATCTACACTAACAAGCGATAAATCATATCAATATGTTTTACGCACTAACCCTACTAATAATACCCAGACCGATGTTTTGGGAATTGTTGGTGAGCGTTATGTCCCGCTACAAAATGAAGATTTATTTTCATTCGGTGATAATATCCTAGATGGTGGTGGACGATGGGAAACCGCTGGCTCCATCAAGGGTGGGCGTGTTGTATTCGGCTCACTTGCATTAGAGCGTGAGACAATTCTAGACCCTACTGGTGTTGCAGATAAGGTTAAAACTTATCTACTTATCAACACATCACACGATGGCTCAATCGCTATTCAAGCAAGCATAACACCTGTTCGTGTTGTGTGCGCTAACACTCTTAATCTTGCACTTAATCAAAAGAAAAAGAAAAATGGTGTCAAGCAATCTTTCAAGATTCGCCACACTCAAACCGCAGAAGGCAAAATCCAAATTGCTCGTGAGACTTTGGGCATGGCTAATGCATACATGGACGAATTCGACATCATGGCTAAAGCAATGATTGAAAAGGAAGTTTCTGCTAAGCAATTCAATGACATCATTCTTGCTGCATATGCTAAGCCAGAAAAAGATGTTAAAGGTGCAATCACAAAATGGGAAAATAAAGTTGACTTAATCAATGATATTTATACTGGTGAGTTTAACGGAATGATTTCTGGTAATGCGTGGGGTGCTTTTAATGCACTAACCGAACGCCTAGATTGGTATCGTTCTGCTCGTGGTGGTTCTAATGAATCTATTCTCGCATCTGCTAGTGGATTTGACCCTGCAATTAACGCAGAGAAAAATCGTTTGCTAAAAGTTGTGCAGAATGTTATGCAACTTGCATAGCATAATTTAATATATGCCACCTGAGTAAGTGGATGCAAAAACTGCTCATCTTGATCTGTTAGCTCAGTTGGTTAGAGCGCTACCCTGTCACGGTAGAGGTCGTGGGTTCAAGTCCCATACAGGTCGCCAGGAAATCGGGGCCGGGGCCCCAAAAATGTCATTTTGCAAATCTATTAAGAAGACTTGATATTTTCCCCATTTTAGGCTACAATTAATATATGACCACCAAAACAAATGAGAAGACCATAGCACAATTAGTAGAAACCATATATGAGGATAATTACTCTCATATTGACTTTATGGATAATATGGGGGGAGATTGTGATTGTCAAATCCACTCTACTCTTAATACTATTATAAGGTATTGGTAATCATGTTAGGATATGAATTATCTGATCAAGAGGATATGGTAGTAGCTATACAAAATGCCATGAACTCATCTACTTTAAGTAAAGAAACATATGCAGGTCTTGATATGGCTTATTTGTTTTTACAAGGACTATGGGCAGAAGGGTATTTTGACTAATAGGGATGTGAGCAAGGTCACACCCTAAAAACCCATTACGAGGTTGCAACTGTCTCCCCTATCCACTACAATTATATTACGACACCAAAAGAAAGGACCCTATGCCAAATTGGGTATATAACACATTAACTATCCAAGGACCTAAGTCTGAGGTAGATATGATTAAAGATAGATTGAATAAGCCTTTTACATTAGCACAAGAGACATTTGGTATGGGTGATATTTCTACTATGGGGTTTCCTACTAAGGTTACTCAGGTATCTTATTCTAATCCCGTTTTTTCTTTTAATAATATCCACTCATATAAAGATGACGGTATTACTGATGAAGAGTATGCCTGCCAGCCTGACCGTGGTGGTATAGATATGAATTCACCTGATTGGTTTGTTAAGTCTGTTGAGTTTGCTAAGACTCAGAAGGATTGGTATTCTTGGAATACATCTAACTGGGGAACTAAATGGGATGTAGCCGTTCGTGACGGTGATGAATATCCAAACACAGAACTAATTCAATATAAATCAGAAGGCGATGACAACTGGGTTATATACAGGTATGAAACTGCTTGGTCACCTGCTGTAACTATCTTAACTAAACTATCTAATCTTGTTCCTAACTGCCTACTCACATTAGAGTATGAGGAAGAAACAGGTTGGGGTGGAGAGTATGAGATTGTTCGTGGTGAAGTTAAAGAGATTCTAGATTATGAGAACCGTTGCTCCGAATGTGATTCACATAATACTATGGATTACTGTGAAGATGAGTGCGGTGAATTCTGCTCAGAATGTAATTATGGTTCTTGGCAGGATGAAGAGGCTATGGCTAAATGTCAGACCCACATGGCATTATTAAAATCTACAGAAAAAATCGAGGTATAGACAATGTTGAATAACCTTATTGAATATATTAAGATACATGAAATTAGTTTATTACAAGACGCTGAAAAGCTTCAAACCTTAATGGATGAATTTGAAGGTGATTACGATTCATACGAATATCGTGAATTGGAAACAGAGGATGTTATTAATACTGGGGAGCTTATTGCTACCAGGCATTTATTGTCAGTGGCCACAGATATACTTAATAATGACCACCAAGGAAAGGGATACTAATGAAACCACTACCACCACATTTACAACGCATGGTTGATTCAGGAGTAAGCGGTCTTGATATCATGCATGGTGAATTAAAAAACTGGATGTTAATGGCTGAACAAGACCTAGCAGAGGCTAGTGAGCAAGAGCAAAGAACCGAAGAAGCAATGGATTCTATGGTCCGCACAGAATGTGAAGGACGCCTTGACGCCTTGACTGCAATATATCAACTAACATATGACCTTTCATTTGCAATAGGTGATAAGAATGCCTAAGTGTTTAGATTGTGATAATACCACTACCTTCACATATATGGAGGATAGCTACAACGAAGCCGATTACGATCAGAACGGTGAACTTGCGGATGTCACATATAAGGAGTATTATGATATACGTGAGGCAACTTGCAAAAAATGTAATTCCACCAATATCGAAGGGAAACTATGAAAGCCACACTAACTGACTTAATATACGCAGGCTCTTTTTCTGTTGACTCAGGGCAGGCAATGGTTGGCGACCCATGCTATTTAGATGAATGGGATACCAACAAAAATGAGGAATGGAATATTGAGGGCAAGGAAGGTCAGTATTCTTATCAGGGTGCTAGTGCTACCACTATTGCTAGCAGTTATGGTGAACTAGGAATAGCCAATTCCGTAGTATTTAATACAGGATATGGAGACGGCGTTTATCCTGTATATGTAAAACTTAATGATGACGGCAGAGTATCAATGGTTGTAATTGACTTTGAGGGAGAAGAATAATGGGAGCACGTATTAATTATATATTCAAAAACAATGAGGGGCCGCATGTGGTTTTATATAGCCACTGGGGTGAGACTGAATGGCAGCGGGACCTAGCAATGGCCCTAAACCATGCACGTCCAAGGTGGGGAGATAAATCATATTGCACACGCATGATTCTTAGTTATCTTATTCAAGACTCCGTGCTAGAAGAAACAGGTTTTGGTATTTATGCTATTAATGATATCTCTAGAGACCTAGGAGATACAACTGTCATTATTGATATTAATCAAGAGACTGTCATTGAAGATGGTAACAAAGTAGACTGGGACTTATTTATCCAGGCCTATGGACCAAAGATCTTAGCTGAGCAGGCGGTGTAGTGGGGAATACCGCTAACAGGTTGAAGGGCGTATACTGTGGTGGGTTGCGCCCTTCACCACTTTTTGATATAATGAACTGAGAGGAGTTTGTATGTATCGTATTAGCAAGGCAGTTAATACCAGCATTGAGGAAAAAACCGCAATAGGTATAGGCAAACTACTTTCCAACTTTCACCTTGATTTAGAGAAGGTTGGTTATTACTTAGCCAAAGCCACACCATATTTAGTTTATCGCAGGGCACTTGAAGTATTAGAATCAGCACAATTCCAACAAGACATAGAGGAACAGAAACGGATAGAGTATGGAAAATATGACAAACTTTACTAACAAATGTGAGATACTAGGACAGTTCTATTCCCAATACCGAGAGGTAAAAGATTTCCAAGACTTTATAGATTTTAATGACTTAGGTTTGCCTCTAGCATATTTTGTATCAGAAGATTTAGTTGAGGTTTCTGATGATGGTGTTAGATATATAAATGAAACATGGGATTTATTTATTGCATCATTGGAAATAAAGGATACAGGGTTTGACAATTTAGAAGATGTGTTTTTAGCAGCAGGTCAATCTCAAGAGTAAGAGCTTGGGCCCCTGCGGGGGGCCGGGGACCTATATGCCAAACCTTAAAACCTTATTACGATAAAGACATTACGATCCCAAACCTTATTTCCCAGAAATACATTAAGATGGTTTTCTAAAAAATCGCTGAAAGTTTTCAAACCTTATATAAGGTGTATAATGTATACATGAGTCCAAGACATTTTTCTAGTAGATATGGACCTTATTTCCGTAATGATGGTTTTACAAGACACAATGATTATATACCTCCTGCTAAGGTTTCTATTATAGATAGGGTTAAAGCTTTCTTTAAGTCCCGGGCCAAAAAGCAAAACTAATAACCTAATTAGACATTACGACAGGCGCCAAAAAATCCCAGAAAGTTTTGCGGGATCTAAAAATCAATACACATAATACCCCCTATATAAAACAATAGAATATCAAACCTTTTCTCCTGGTTTTTAAATATTTATCAAACCTTTTATATATTTTTTCCTGGTTTTCTGGGCAAATTTGGATATTTTTTTATAGGGTTTTAAGGTTTGACAAACCATTATATATGTGGTATAAGGTCATATTGGATATAAAGGTTTGACATATAAGGTTTGGTATGGTAAGGTTTGGCCGCCAGACATTACGAAGCCCCTTATAAAATCGCTCAATAACCCATTTCCCTCCCTTTTCCTCCACCAAAACCATATATTAAAAATATCAGTAAGATTTATATGTGGATAACCTGTGGATAACTAACATATTTTAGGCTATTTACATGTGGATAACTATCTGATATGATGGGTATATGAAACAACTTCTTATAGGATTATTACTATTATTTCTCTTTGCTAACTACATGGCATATCTACAACATCTACGTATGACTCAATAATTTCCAGGGGATAAACAATCCTGGCTATCTGGGATATAGGTCATATCCGTATATCTGGGGTGTATTACTACTAGGGGTAATAGTGCTTCTTCTTGACTTTCCCCCGAAAATTTGAGATAATAGATACATGTCTATTAAACAAGTTAGAACAAAAAACAATACCTATAGCACTGTCAAGTATGATAGTGAAGGAAAGATCTTAACCCCAAGCAGACTAAGAGAGCTTAGAAAACTTAAAAAGGTTGCTAAAGAACTTCCTAAAAAGAACCATAAGAAGAAAACTAAAAGCTCTAAATGGATTAGGCTTGAAAGCAAGTTTGAGGGGGTCTGCTGTGCCTGCAACAACAATATCTATACTGGAACAGAAATCTTATGGAACAGAAAAAATAAAAAAACTAAGCATAGATTTTGTGCTACC